GTCTCGGCGTGGGCCGAGATCTTCCAGTTGCCCATGGTGGTGTGGAATCCACCTAGGACCTCCTGCGCCGACCTGTCGAAGTCGGTTAAGGAGCTTCTTGCGTCCTGTCCCTCCTCTGTTGAGGAGGAGCGGTTCGCTTTTCAATCTATCAAGAAGCTCCTCCCGCCTTCGTGTAAGTGTCAAGAGGCCCCGATGTTGGTTGATCTCGCCGAGCGCTTGTCCCGCTCTCCTAGAGAGCTTCCCTCCGGCTACAGGTCATTCGTCCGTAAGACCGTCTCCCGCCTTTTTCCTAAAGGCTGGGATTCGGGTCTTTACGAGAAGAATGCCCTGCGCGTCTCTCCTCCTCTCTCTGCGACAGACGATAGCCCCCGTGGTCAGGGTGGTTGTTTTGGTCTCGGGCTCGATCACGCCTCATATCTTGACGCCGTCTTGACGGGTTTCGATGGTGAGGTGTCTGTGACGGCCCAGATGCTTGTCGTTCAGAGCGCCGGGAAACCACGTCCTTTAACAAAGTTTTCTTCCGATTCGTTGCTCTTGAGGCCCCTTCATGGGGCTCTCTACGATCATTTGTCTCGGTTTTCGTGGCTTTGCCGTGGTGACCCGAATGAGGAGGTTTTGAGGCGCGCAGGCTTCTTAGCTGATGCCGGCGTGCTGGTTTCCGGTGATTACAAGTCCGCCACAGACAACCTTCCTTTGGAGGTTGCTGAGGATGCTCTCGATGTGATTTTATCACATTCGGTCGCTGTCCCTCAGTCCATTAAGGAGTACGCGAAAGCGATCCTTAGGCCTAGTCTGTGGTCCCTTGATCTCGGGGTGGATTCATTGGTTCCTTCTGTTGGACAGATGATGGGCTCTCTTTTGAGCTTCCCACTACTGTGCCTGCAGAACTATCTGGCTTTCCGCTGGGCCCGTCATCGGGCTCGCGTTAACCAGCGGCTCCCCCTGTTGATCAATGGTGACGACATCCTTTTCCAATCCACTGAGCAGTTCGCCCATGAGTGGATGAAGGTCGTCGCGGATGTCGGTCTTGACGTTGAGGTGACGAAGACCTCCGTCTCGCACGATTTTGGCTCGCTGAATTCGACCCTTTTTAGGTGGTCTTCTTCTGGCCTTTTGTATGTCGTGCCGACGTTGCGATTTGGCATGTTACGTCATTCCGAGTATGTAACCGGTTCTGGTCGTTCCTTCGCGTCCTTCGTGAGGGGCCTTCCCAGTCAAGTTCGATACCGTGCAGCCTGCTGCTGGTTTTCTTACAAGATTGCCCAGATCCGGGATTGTCGTTTGACTCTCCCGGAGCTTGGTTTTGAAGGTGCCCTCGCTTGGCGAATGGGGCGAAAGTTCAATTTGCACCCGTCTCCGACTCGCATTCCTGCTCCCCGTGAGCCCGTTGGGCACAACTTGGCCCTCTCTTCTGAGAGTTTCTCGTTGTTGCCTGCTGGCTGCTTGGGTCCTGAGGAGGAAGCGATCAACGCTATGGAGATGGTGGCCTGGAAATGGTCTATCGATTATTCCGAGTCTCGCGTCCGCTCAGCGGTGCGGTACTGCATCGCTCTTTCGAGCGTTCGCTCTGTCAAAGAGCCGGATTTCTCGATGATCAACTGCTGGATGCATGAAGTCGAATGGACTTCTGTCCGTCAGTCCTTTGGCCACCGTCTGTCACGGCCGGGGATGAGTGGTTCTGAGTGGCGCCGGCGTTTCTTCCCCCGTGTTTCACGGGACAAAGAGATCATCGTTGCTGACAGTCTGGTTTTTTCACAGTTTCTGTCGTTCGAAGATCTTCCTTGTTACGATGTGGGTTTCCTACCATCGTATGAAGACGTCGAGGCCGCCGTCGGTGGCGTCGTGGCTTGAGCCGCGCCGCGGGGCGTGAGGAAGCACGCCGTCTTGTTAAGCCTGGGTCCAAGC